TCTACCACCAAGCCATTGATTCTTCTCTGCTGACATATCTTTTAGGCATCCTAATGACCAGGCTGACCTTGGTCCATCCATAAAAGTAACACTATCTTGTTGCAGGGAATGATGATGACCATACATTATATTGGCACCTAACTTTCTAAGATGATTCGCTGCGTGGTATTGACCACCAAAATGGTGCCCATGATAAAAATAGAGCTTTCCTATTTTAAGGTACTTCCCAGGTGGGTGATATTTGTACCCTCTCTCTTTGAATCTACATACTTTTTCAAAGCGATAGTCTAGATAAGGATGCTCTTCTACGAATCTATCTAACCATTCATCATGATTCCCTGCACATATGTGTCTTTCTTTACAATTGACTTTGTCTAAAGATTCATCTATTATGTCAAGTAACTCATTAACGCCTTTTATATCTTCATCAACTTTAGGCATTATATACTCTAAAGGTGGTTTTTTCTTGCGTTTCCACTGCCAGTGGGATACACTACCAAACTCACCTAAATCTCCCAAATCTACATAGATTTCGGGCTTTACAAGCTCTATTGCTTGCTTTACTACATTTATCGCCGCCTTATCATGTATAGGGGCGTGTTTATCTGGAGTGATGATTGCTCTTTTAATCACCCCTTTTTTAGTTTTCTTCATTTATCAAAAAACTCCTAGTTAAATTTACTCCTAGGAATGTAACCCCAATCATTAGAATTTGTCCAACAATATTTGGCGTTCTGTAATTCAATCTCTGTTTTATCAGCTGTGTATTTCAAAAACATCTCATCACAATCTTCGCATTCCCAGAGAAGGACTCCATCTTGAGCCCCCATTATTTCAACCCCTACTATTGATTCGCAACCACAGTTAGGACAATGGTTTGGATTCTTTTTGTAGATTTGATTTTGATTATTTACTAATTTATTAAGCAAATTACCTTTAACCCTATCTACTAAATCAACTACTAATACCATTCTAGTTGAAAGTTCTTTTATCATTTTAGCTTAAGCGGTTCTTAACTTGAGCCCAAAGTTTATCATCAAGTTTGTTAGAACTTTTAGATACCAAATAATCTCCTAAAGCAACAACGACAGATTTAATCATCTCTTCGCTGAAAATACTTTTAAGTACACTGATTATTATTGCTTTCATTTATTCTCCTTTATTTTCTTATTACAATTTTCACATCTGACAAACTTTCTAGGGGGATGTGAATTTTCTTCAAGTTTAGCTAACCTTAATTTAATGTCAACAAGCTCTAATTCAAATTCTTTTTTCCACATATCTTCTATGCCCACGGCTCATCATCATCAAAATATATTTCAAATAATTCCCATTTTCCAAGCCACCAGATACCTCCGAAAAAGACTATAGCAAAGCCTAATATGAAGTATCCAAGTGCCGCCATCACTCGCCTTTCATTTTTCCATATATTGTCATTATGCCAATTACAATAGCAATTGATAATGATGTAAATGTTAGTAATGGATTAAATAAGTTGGCGTAACTTATAATTGTAGACAAACAAGTCCAGCTAATGCCTATTTCTGGATAGTTTGCTAAAACTCTTAATGTATCTTTCATTCATCCTCGCAATCATCCCATTTGGACAAATCCAACATAGGTAGTGGTTTTTCTATTATATGACTCTTTAACTGTCCGTTTTGTATAGCTACCTTGTTGCCACCTTTTATATAAGGCTTACCTTTAGCACAGCCTACTGAGTAAACAAATAGTATTGTTTTCCATAGACCTACACGCACAACACGAGCAGGCTTTCCATCAAAATGTATAACATCGTCTGTATTTAAATCATTACCAAGAAATATCTTTAAGCCCTCTACAGCTGATTCTATTGTTGATTTAAATATAAATAAAAAGGAACCTCCTATTATAAGGTAAGCATAATCCCCTAAAACACTTTTGACATAATCTTCCATTTTAATTGACTGTATCCTCATAGTTAAATATTAAAAATCTTGTGGTATTATTCTTCCAGAGCCTTCTACATAATTAGTTCTAGCCATTTTCTTAGCTCTTTTTTCTCCCTTTTTATATAAAGCTTCAAAATATTCTGCACTTTTTAAATCTTTATTTCTTGGGTCTCTATAACCCATAGCTATAACTTTATCTACTATACATTTATGGTATCTTGTAGGTATTTTGCTAAAAGTACTAGATATTCCAGTTAAATCAGAATCATTTGCTGTACCTTCAATATATACTGTTAAACCAGTTTCTGTTACTGCTTGCCATTCATCAGTAATTCCATCTACAGTTCTAGGTGTGTTTTCAACTAAGGCCAACTTTACATCTCCAGAAACAACCTCTGTAAACCAAGCTCTATGTACTTGTTTTGCCATTATGATACATCCTTTATTTTAAGTGTTCCTTGTAATCTATTTAAAAGTATTCCAGAACCAGCATCTCCTACCCATACTTTATTAATCTTTAATATATCACTATCTCCACTATCAGCAGCCAAATCAATATCATATAATAATTGATTAGCAACTGTAGTAACTGAAGATGTAACAGTTTTAGACATTTCTGTTTCTTCACAAAATTCATCTTTAGCTTCATTAAGTAATAACAAAGCTTCTGTTTCATTTATATGAGGGTGATGTTGCTGTATTAATTCTATCATTTGTTTTGCTGTCATTATTCTCCCTCTGGTTTTTCTTGACTTACATATCTTTGCATTTCAGTCGTAAAATCTTTCTCTAATAATTGCATTTGAGTTGCTATCATTTGCATAAGCTCTATATCTTCTTCATCTTGAACTTGATTGCTTATATATGCTTTAAGTATATTAATGCTACTTTTTAAAGCTATAGCATGTATTAAGTTTGACGGAAGATATAAAGATGTATTTACTGTAGCTTGTGTAATGCCAGTAGAATCAGTACCATTAGCTACATAACTAAAATACCATATTTTACCTTGTTGTGAACCAGTAGGTTCAGGTAATATTTTTAATGTTGCTGCACCTGCATTTGCGCTATCTTCGTGATATATTGGACTATGTGCAGTAGCCTTATATAAACTACCACTATCTCCAGCGACTCCAAAGAAAGCTCTATCAACTTTTGTACATTGTCTTTCTATTCCATTTGAATCTGCGTCAATTCTAACTACTTTTAATATTTTTCTATCTTCAACAAGCCATTCAGAGTTAGATGTAAGAACACCAGGTGTTTTAGAATACTTTAATAAAACATCTTCAGGCAACATATCTGCTATTTCATTTATAGCAGCATTAATTAAATCACCTTCATATGCAGCTTCTGTTGAATATATAGAACCTATTAGGTCAGTTATTCTCTGTGCTATTGTTCCACCTTGTGCCATTATTTACCTTTTTTCTTATTCTTTAAATTTAATTTCCTTCTAGTATCAGGCTTTTGTCCATGCCATGGATTCCCTATACTTCCAGAAAATACTGTTGCTAATTTCTTAGCCATTACTCTTCCTCCTCAGTCCAATTACTTTTGGCAAGTTCCTCTAATATCTCACTATGATTGTAAGTAGTTAGTCCATCAAAACAACTTGGAGTATCACCATCAAACTTTAATATAGCTTTACTACCATCTAATGTTTTTCTTAGTGTATCCATAGATGATTGTATTGCACTGCCTATCATTTCATCTGTTATATCAGATACATTTACTATAACCCATTTTCTATTAGAATAATCCATTATGGTGTATCTCCTTCTATATCAATAGAATCCATATTTACCATTTTACCTGCTCCATCACCTATTTCTCTAACTGTTATGTTATCTATTTTAGCATCAAAAGCTGAATCAGCATACATAACTATATCATTATTAGATGAAGTAGCTGTAATTAATGAAGTTTTAGTTCCATTGCCAGTTACATTACCTGAAGAAGCTCCTGTAATATGAGGGTTTATATTTCCTGCTGTATAATCAGATATAGTAAATTGGACTTGATATTCTTTTCCTGATGTAAATCCACTTGAATATGTTTGAGATAATGCTGTATTACCACTTTGAGAGCCATCACAATCTGCTGTTCCACTACCAATAGTCCAACCTGTCCCCTTTGTCCAACTTGAATCAGAAGCAAATGTTCCATTAACTACAATATTAGTTCCTAATGTATTATTTTTTTCATTACATATAACTGCATAGGTATCTAAAGTGCCATCACCCATTCTCCACCAAGCTTGTAAATTGCCTGATGCTACACCTTCTTTGTGATTGTAAGGTTCTCTACCATTGTATATGGTTTTAACTTGATTAGCAGTTAATGCTGAGCTATACAAAGCAACTTCTGATATATTGCCATTAAAATAGTTACTTGGAGAAGTATGACTTCTTGCTGCAATTCTTGGAACAGCAGAGCCTGATACATTTATTGTTTCACCTGATGTGTCTGCTGTTTCAACTGAAACACCATTTAAATAAATAGTGCTTGTGCTTCCATCATTTGTGCAAACAACATGAGACCACTGATTTAAATCTAATTTAGTATCATAATGACCATCTGTGTTATCAATTTGATAAACTACATCACCATCTCCTAAATAAATATGTATACCATCATTATTTGCATCTCTATAATCAAACAAGCTCATTGAACCTGATTCTCCAGCAGGTTTAACCCACATAGATATAGAATGAACATTATAACTAAATGAAGGAGCATCAGCAATCTCTACATAATCATTAGTGCCATCAAATGCTAAAGAATATTCATCTCTGAATACATCACCACCTTTTGTTACTATGCTCTTAGCAAACATTAATCTTTTATCAAACCAAAATGAAAAATAATATCTTCACCTGAACCAATAACAATATCACCACCACTTACATTGACTACACCAAATGCTATTACTTGTGATGTTTCTAAAGCTTTTAATACTACTCCAATATTTGATTTTGTGCAAACTTTAGCGCCCCCTATATCTGTCCAATTAGATAATTCAACAATAGACAAACTATTGTCTGCTACTGTATCTATTGCACTTGGTGCGCTACCAATAGAACCTAAATCAACCCCACCTGTATCTGAAAATACTAAATATATAGTTCCACCAGTATCTGATGTATCTACTGCAGTTATAGATTGTAGTATAGAACAACCACCTTTAACTGAAACTGCATTTGCAATAGTTTCCCCTTCTGCCATTAAATCACCAGTTTGATATGTTGATTCGCCTATATTAGGTGCAACTGTTATTAAATCAACTTTCATTTGGTTTAACTTTTTATTTGCAGTTAAAAGTTCTCCTCCAGTCTTTTTATCTACCGATACTCCTGCATTTGTTATCGTTAAATCACTCATTTCTCTCCTTTAAAATTTGTGTAAATGGGGCACAAGGCCCCATCTACGATTGTTAAACTAACCACTATGATGGGTCAGGTCCTATTCCAGTGGTACCATCACCACCAAGATTTGAACCAACCATTCCATCATTTTGTCCAACAGCATCCTGAATTATAATCCATGTGCAAGTTGCAGCCGCTAAAGTAGAAGCTCCATCAAGATGAAGAATATAATGAGGTGCAGCAGGAACTTTTACATGAACATTAGAAACATCAGCTGTGTTAAGATTAGGGTCGCAGATACAAGTACCTACAGCCGCTTTTACATCAGCAATGATATTTTTAAAATTATATGCATCAGTTCCAGTTG